ACCTGGAACGCCAAGCATGGACCCGCGGCGAGCTCTACAGCTACCCGCTGTACTTCTGCCAGCGTCCGGACGTCCTGCGCAAAGCCGTGAGGACCTGATCATGACGACCTACAGCGTCAAGAACGAGGGGCACCTCGATAAGGCCTTCAAGGTCTACGGCGGCTTCGCGGTCGTCCGTGCTGGTGCAGGAGGCGAGGTCACCACGACCGAGCCCCTGAATGACGAGCAGATCGCCGTCCTTGCGCAGGACGGCGTGAAGGTGACCGAGAAGAAGGCCGCCAAGGGCGAGGCTCCGGCCGACGACCGCAAGGCCTAGGCAAGGAGGGGGACGCGGCCTCAGTCGCGTCCCCACACCGCAGGAGCATGAACTTGACTATCAACTCTGCGACGGACTTCGGCATTCTCGGGGTCGGAGTCGATCTCGTGCCGATCGTACCGAGTGACGACAATCCGTTGCCGACGACCGCGCGCGCGATCCGCTGCAGGCCGGACGGCGTCAGCGGCGCTCTGAAGTTCACCTCCCATAGTGGCGTGGATCGGGTGACCTATATCGAGGCCGGAGAGGTCCTCTATGTCGCCGCAGTTCAGGTCTTCGAAACCGGCACCGCAGCGGAAGGCCTCGAGGCGATCCTCTGATGGCCGGCTACGGGACCGACGACGGCTTCAACAGCTGGATGGCCGCCAACGGCTATGTGCTGCCGGCGGGCGCACCGTCTGTGGCGATTCTGCGCCAGCGGGGCAGCGCCTACGTCGACGGCATGTACGGGCCGCGGTTCTCCGGCGCTCCTGTCGATCCGCTTACCCAAGAACGGGCCTGGCCGCGCACCGGCGCGACGCTCGCGCGGTACGGAACGCCGATCCCTGAGAACCTCATTCCCACGGCTGTGATCGAGGCCAGCTACTTCGCCAGCTTCCAGGAAGCCAATGCGCCCGGCAGCCTCAATCCGGCCGCCACGAGCGCTGGTCAAGTGAAGCGCGAGAAGGTCGACGTCATCGAGGTCGAGTACTTCGGCGGCTCGGGTGACGCTCTGGCCGACGCCACCACCACCATTGCTGCGGTGGAAGGGCTCCTGGCCCCGTTCATCGCCACCTCCGACCTGCCGGCGATCTTCGCGGTCTAAGTGCGCACCTGCCTCATCCTCGGCGGCGCTGACAGCGTCTGGACCGACACCGAAGCTGCCCTGAACCTCGGCGAGTTCGAGGGGATCGTCGGCGCCAACCTCATCGGGATCTACTGGCCCGGCAGCTTCGATGCGTTCGTCTCGCTGCACCCCGACAAGTTCAAGGTCTGGACCGAGCGTCGGCGCCGGCGCGGATTGCCCGCCCACAAGGCGCTGATCGGCAACACCGACACCGACCCGCGCTTCCCCGGCCAAGAAGGACCAGGATCGTCCGGCCTCTTCGCCCTGAAGGTCGCGCTGGTCGATCTGGGGTTTGATCGGGCGGTCCTCTGCGGCGTCCCGCTGACCACGACGCCCCACTTCAACGACGCGGCCGACTGGCGCCACGCCACCTACTATCACGCGGCTTTCCACTCGATCCTGCCGCAGATCGCACACCGCACGCGCTCCATGAGCGGGCTCACCCGGGAAGTCCTGGGAGCGCCGACGCCTGAATGGATCAGCGGCGAGGAGGCTTAGATGGAAGTCGTTTACGCCCGCGAGAAGCACCCGCTCGCCGTCGGCCGCAAGTTCCAGAACGCGCGTCTGTTCACCGGTCCCCTGGCCGGCGCGAGCAAGGTCTTTCTCACCGAGGACTTCCCTGCGATCTCGGCAGCCTACAAGGCCGTCGGGGTTGAGGTGGTGGAAGCCAACCCGGAGAAGCCGGACGTCTACGTGCCGCCCGTCGAGGCCCCGCTGTCGGCCGATGAGCGCGCGAAGGTCTATATCCCCGAGGACTGGCGCATTCTGCCCTGGTCGCGGCCGGTAGACGCTGGCCTGACCCTCCGCGGCCTGGCGGCAATCTTCTCGGACGAGCCGGTGATCAACAAGGCTCAGGCCATCGCGGCGATCGAGGCCGAGTTGGAGCGCCGCGGCTAGTGAGCGCCTTCGACTACGCCAAGACCGCGCAGACCGCCCTGCGGCTGATCGAGCGGTTTGGGCAGACGGGGGCGCTGAGCCGTCCGACATCAACGGGGCCGAAGCACACGCCAGTGCCGGGCCCGCCCGACCTCCATCCGGCGAAGTTCGCGGTGCTCGCGTTCGACCAGAAGGAAATCGACGGCACTCGCGTGCTGGCGACGGATAAGAAGGCCATCGTGGCCGCGGCCGGCCTGGCCATCGAGCCGGCCCTCTCCGACGAACTGTTGGAGGCTGACGGCAGCAAGTATAGGATCGCTGCTGTGGAAACGCTGAAGCCAGCGACGACTCCGGTTGTCTACGTCCTGCAGGTGCGCCGTTGAGCGAGCACAGGGCCGTGACTAAGCGCGCCACGGCGGCGTTAGTCGACATCGTGGCTACCGCGCGAACGCTCGAGGCAGCCGTGATACGCGAAGCGCCCGCTGCCGAGGTCGAAGCGATCCGCGGCAAGGCCCACGACCTTCTCGAAGCCTATCTCGACCGCACCTCAGAGGCGGCGACGATGGTGCGGCAGATACTCGAGCCCTGATCCATGGCTAGAAGTCGGGCGGAGCAACAGGTCTTCGAAGACCTGATGGCTCGCTATGGACGCTCGCTCGCGGAGGCATTCTTCCGAGCGCTCGACGATCTCCGAGCGCAGGCGGAGGTGCAGCGTGTCATTGCCGCGTACCAGGCGGGTGACGTGGAGGGCGCATTGGATGCGCTTCACATCGACCCATCGGCCTTCGCTGAACTGCCTGAGCAGATCAGACAGGCCTACGCGGAAGCTGGCCGCCTCACGGCTCAGGGTTTCCCGCGCCGGCGTCCGGATGGAACAGCGCTGGTTGTCCGGTTCGACGGCTCCAATCCCGCTGCAGAGCGCTGGCTGACCGAGCACTCCTCAGGACTGGTGACGCGCATCACCTCTGAACAGCGAGATGCGGTCAGAGACCGGCTCGTCGTCGGGATGCAGAAGGGGCAGAACCCGCGAGCGGTTGCGCTCGATATCGTGGGGCGCGTCAACCGGGTCACCGGCAAGCGCGAAGGCGGCATCCTGGGCCTCTCAGGGCCGCAGGTCGGCTTTGTAGAGCGCGCACGGGTCGAGTTGTCGGACCCGGAGACCATGACGCAGTTTCTGGACCGTACGCGCCGCGACAAGAGGTTCGACCGGACCATCGTCAAGGCCGCGCGGGAGGGGGCACCACTCCCAGCGGCAATGCAGGAGAAGATCATCACGGCCTACAGCCGACGCCTGCTCCAACTTCGGGGAGAGATCATCGGGCGGACTGAAGCGCTCACCTCGATGAATGCCGCCTCATATCAGGCTGTGCGCCAGGTGGCGGAGGACGGAAAGGTTGCTGCGTCAGCGATACGCCGCGTTTGGCGCTCGGCCCGCGATCGGCGCGTCCGCCACTCTCACGCGGCGCTCGATGGCGACGTCGTGGGGCTCGAAGAGGCGTTCACCGCGCCGTCGGGTGCCCGCTTGCTCTTCCCCGGCGACACTAGCCACGGTGCCCCGGCGTCGGAGACCATCGGCTGTCGGTGCATCGTTTCGGCGCGCATCGATTGGTTCGCGAACCTCGCCTGATGGCCGACAGTTACACAGCCCAGGTCGACAAGGACGTGGCAGCGATCAAAGAGCTGATGCTCGCCGTGCGCAACAAGGCCATTGAGTATCAGGTAGATGACATGCAGACGCCGGTCGGCGCCGGCGGCCGCCTTCGAGTGGACACCAACTTCCTCCGCGCCTCACTTCGCGCTGCTATTGGCGACGCCAACTTCGTTCTGACGTTCAAGCCTGACGATCCGAAGGCGCGCTACACCTACAATCCCGACGAGGTCGTGCTTGTAATCGCGAAGGCAGAACTCAGCGACCCGGTAGAGGTGGTCTACACGGCCAACTACGCGGAGGCGCGAGAGTTCGGGTCTCGCGGCCAAGCGGGCGATCGCTGGGTCGGCCTGTCTGCGCAGCGGTGGAAGCAAAACGTCGACCGGGCCGCTAACGAACTCAAATCCCGCAGGGGGAGCTGACCATGGCCGACCTCGCGAACGTCCGTCGCGCCCTCTACGACCGCCTGGAAGCACTGGTCCTGACGCCCGCCCACGAGATCGCCTGGCCGGAGCCCACGGAGGTGTTCGAGCCGCCGGCCGATGCCCGCTATCTAGAATGCCGACTGTCCTTCAACCGGCCGCGCTGGCAGGGGCTTTCCGGCGGCGCGCTCGACCAAGGGCTTCTGACGGTGACAGTCATCTGGCCGAAGAACCGCGGCGATGGGGGCCCGATCAAGGCGGCCCAAGCCATCCGCGACCACTTCGGAGCGGAAGACACCCTGTCGCTCTTCTACGGCGGCACCAAGACCAAGATCAGCGGCACTCCATACCTCTCGGGCCCGCTCGATGAGCCGGCGTCGGTGCGAGTGCCAGTCACCATTCCCTGGACGGCGTAGAGCCGCCAGGACGCCCTCACCAGCCGAGATGGGCGCCGGCTTTTTCACACATCGAAGGAGCCCACCATGCCCGTTACGACGAGTGCTGGCGCTAAGGTCTATATTGGTCCCGTCACGACCGCCGAAGACGAAACCGCCCTCGCGGCCCTGACCTATATCCTGGTGGGCAAGGTCGAGAGCATCGGCGAGATCGGTCCGCAGGCCCAGGACGTGACCTTCATTCCGCTGGACGGCACCGACGTTCAACACCTGAAGGGCGCCACCGATAACGGCGCGACCACGGTGACGTGCGGCAGGCTGCCGCTCGACCCCGGACAGCTAGCCCTCAAGGCCGCGTCCAAGACCAAGTTCGAGTATGCGCTGAAGATCGTCCTCGCCGACGCCTCGGACGCGAACGACACCGACACGGTCATCTACGTCCGCGGTCCCGTAATGAGCGGCCGGCTGAACGTCGGCGGCGGCAACGACGTGACCAAGACGACTTACGCGGTCGGCAACAACGTCTTCCACGAAGTCACCTCCGAAGCCGTCTCCTAAGAACGGCCGCACCCATCCCCTGACAACTTCAAGGGCTGGTCGCACCAGCCTGCTTTTTAAAGGCAATCACCATGAGCCTCACCAAGATGAACCTGTCGGCCGCCGCGGCCGCCGGCGCGGTCCTGACCGTCCTGCACTTCCAGACCCGCACGCCGCTGAAGGCCGCCGACGGCCAGCCCGTGACGATCAACCACCTCGGCCGCGACAGCGCCAAGGTCGTCGCCAAGCAGCGCGAGCAGCGCAACCAGGGGGTCGAGGATGCCCGCAACGGCGTGCCATTCGATGCGACCGCCCAGGACTATCGCGACGCCGAGCTCCTCGCGACGGGCATGACCGGCTGGCATGGTGTGCCCCAAGGCTGGCTGATCGAGCTGAGCCAGGAGCAGCTTGACGCCATGTCGGCGGAAGAGCTCGCCGCGCTCGATGAGGTCGTGCCGTTCAGCACCGAGAACGCGATCACGCTCCTGCTGAACCCCGGCATGAACTGGCTGCGTGAGCAGTATGTGAAGAGCTTCGACGACCGGGGAAAGCTGCTGGCCGCCCAGGAGGCCTAGACGACCTGGGAGAGCGCTTGGTCGCCTACGCTGAGGCGTCGGCCAGGCAGCTCACGCTCCCGGACTTCCCGGAGCCCCTTCGAGACGTCTGGAGGGCTTTCAACCGACTGGCGGCCCGTCGGCAGACAGCCGCAGGCTTCAACCCCATTGAGTTCAGCGAGATCCTCGCCCTCTGCAGACACCTCCGCTTCGGCGATTGGGAGCTGGAGTTGATCGAGACGATCGACGATGCGGTCGGGAAAGTGGTGGCCGAGAAGGCAGCCCAGCCTGCCGGCCGAAGCGAGATCCCGGTCTCCGACGTGAAGGCGTTGCGGGCGTGGGCGAAAGGCATGGCGGCTCGCGTCCGGGGCGACTAGGCTCCGGGAGGCCTTGGGAGGGGTGTGTGATGAAGTTTCTTGGTTGGATATTTTTCGCGGTCGGGGTCGGACTGATCCTTTATGGCCTCAACATCGAGACCATCGCCGTGTCCCGGGGCGGCATTGACGCCCTTAGCAACGCGCGGATTCCGCTCGAAAAGCTGTTGTTCGCCGTTCTGGGCGGCCTACTTCTAACCGCCGGATGCGTGCTGGCGGGAACGTCGGCCGTTGTCGCGGCCGTCGCACAACTATCGCAGCGTTCGAATGCCCAGGCCGATCAGCGCATCGTGCAGAAGCCGACGGATGGCGTCGGGTCGTGAAGGCTTCGGATCGGGCTCAGAGGCGATGAAGGCGTCGAGGTCTTCGAGCAAGTCGGGCTGAAGTCGCACGCCCACGGTGTGGCCTGGACCAGTGGTCTTCGGCCGCCCTCGGGATTTTGTGTTAGCACTATTTGACGTCATCGTTTTTTGTGCTAACACAAAAGCGAGCCGGAGGGAAGTTGGCGCTTCCAACCGGCTCTAACCGGAACCCGATCGTTGGGAGATCGAGATGCAGGCTGTCCTGAGCCGTAGCACGCCCTCGCGTGCCTTTCACCTGGACCCTTCGGGGTTCGACGACATCACCCGCGGCAAGCCCGCCAAGAAGGTCGCGGCCTTCCGCGCTGCGCTGGCGGACCTAGAGCGCTCCGCTAACGACCAACGGATCGTCGCCCGTCGCATGATGGGGGTGCTGTGATGGATAGCGCCCACAACGTTGTACCGCTCTTTCAGGCCAAGCCTGAGCCCATGCCCCAGATGCCGGCATACACGCCGGAAATGGTGATCCTCACCGCCATCTATCAGGCCCTGCCTCGGAGCACTCAGCTCAGAGTCAACCAGTCGATCTTCGCGGAGGTCCGCAAAAACCGCGATTGCCCGGTGCTGTTCGGGGCGATGCGGGCGGCGGATCGCATGTGGGGGATCGACATATGACCGGCGCGACGAGAAGGGCGCTCTTCGCGGGCATTGCCGCGCTGAGCGTTGCGGCCCCGGCTGTCGGTGCCGTCGCTGCCGATCCGATGGCGGCATGGCGCGAAGGCTACGGCGTCTGGATCGAAGACCCGCGCATATGGCCGCTGGTGGTCGAGGCCCACGCCCTTGGCCTACGTCCCGATCAGGTGACGGGGTTCTACTTCAAAGGCCCCTGCGGCCCCTGCCTCAGCTTCGTGAACGACAAGGGCGCCGCCGTCCGCGTCTATCAAGACCATGTGCTGTGGCTCCATGAGCGCGCGGGCGATCCGCTGGACTTTGACGCACGCGCCGAGCTGCTGCTGGGGGAGTTTCGCTGATGGCTGCCAAGAACGCCGGGGCGGTCGAACTGCCCGCCATGAACATCCAGACGATCCGCATCCCGATCATCGGCGATAGCGGGCTCATCTGCCACGCATGGTCCGCCAAGGCCCGCAAGCAGATGTTGGACAAGCAGATGAAGAAGGCCGCTACCGGGAAGGTCGCCAAGGACCCCTGGCAGGACTTCTGCGAGACGCTCTACTGGCTGGACGGCATGCCCGAAAAGCCGACCGAAGACGACGTGATCGGAGGGCGGTTCGGCTTCCCCTCCGTCGCCTTCAAGAACGCGGCGGTGACGGCCGTGACCAGCACGGGCGGCATGACCAAGGTCCAAGCCCGCCAGTGCTTCCACATCATGGGGGAGTACGTCGAAATCCTCGGCCCGCCGCCCTCGATGCGCGAGGACATGGTTCGGGTCGGCATGGGTACCGCGGACATTCGCCACCGGGCAGAGTTCGGGACCTGGGGAGCGATCCTCACGGTCCAGCACAACGCCAACGTTCTCTCGGCCGAGCAGGTCGCGGGGCTCTTCGAGGCCGGCGGCTTCGGGGTCGGTATCGGCGACTGGCGCCCTGAAAAGGACGGCGTCAGCGGCCGGTTCCACGTCGCCAAGGATGGGGAGGCGATGCCATGCCGGTAGTCCCCGCCGAGGCCACAGAGGCGATGCTGAAGGCATGGTATGAGGCCCAATGCTCGGCCAACCCGGCTCCTATCGGAGCTTGGTCGCGCTGGGCGGCATGGGAAGAGTTGCCGCCTCAGAGCGTCGAGCAGATGCGGGTCAACTACCGCGCCATGCTCGCGGCCGCTCCCGAGCCGGAGGAGGGCTGATGGCTGTCCGATACGCATGGAGCCCCGGCGCCCGCTACAGCGGCGACGCTCAGAAGGTCGGAACCGAGATCGAGCGCATCCGCAAGGCGGGGGCGGGCATGCTGGAGCCAGAAGCGGTTCTTGAGCACGCCCGGAGTCACAACAGCGTCCTGCACGGCTACTTCGAGTGGGACGACACCAAGGCGGCGCATCAGTACCGCGTCGGTCAGGCGGGCGACCTCATCCGGGCCGTTCAAGTCGACGTCACCAGATCGAACGTCGAGCCGCCCAAGACCATCCGGGCGTTCGTGTCGGTAAAGCAGGGTGGGGAGCGGAGCTACACCAGCACGCTCCATGCCCTGAGCGACGAGCAACTGAGGGCTCAGGTCCTCGCAACAGCGTGGGCCGAACTGCTGGCGCTGCGGCGGAAGTATGAGCACCTAGAGGAACTCGGACGGATCTTCGCGGCGATGGATGATGCGCGGGGTGTGTCCGGTTCTGACGTCTCTCCCAGCTAGTACGGGCGAGGGAGAGCGAGATGCACGCCAAAGATCGACAGCCCGTAATCCGGCCCGCTAAGGTTGCGGTCGGGGCGGGGGGAAACAATTGGACCTGGGCGAAAAGGTTGCCGTGGCCGGCGTCGTTGTCAGCGTCGTGGGGTTCGTTGTGAGCCCTACGCTTGAACACTTCTTCGCAATTCGCCGCCGGCATCGTGACCGCACACAGGACTGGGACGAAGTGATCCGCTTGGCTCGCTTGGTCGACGCGGATCACGAGCCAGAGCTAGTGCGAGCTATTGCCAAGGACGCCCTGCATCGCATGGGCGTGACTGCGGAGTATCTCGCTGATCTGAAGACGCGGTTTCGTCACGATCTTACGTCGCGAGTATTCCAGACGCCCGAACCGGCTTCGGGTGACATGGAGTTGGTCGCGGATGCGCTGAGTGTGAAGACTGAAATGGATGGCGACATCGCCAAGGTGCTTTCCGCCGTAAGAACCGTCGACGGCGCGATCCGAAAAATCGACCGAAAGTTCGCGCACGACGTTTATCAGCGCCGCATGGGCATCATGGCGGTAATGGTCGTGATGGCCGGCCAGTACATCGTGCTGGCGGGTTTTGCTATAAAAGCCGCGATTGGAAACTAAGGCTCGACCCTAGGGCGAGGCCTGAGCCTTTGGGCTCGAAACACGGCAGGCGTGGCAAGGTGCGGTCTGGCAAGGCGCGGTTGGGCGCGTCAAGGCAGGCGAGGCAAGGTCGGGTTTGGCGAGGCCGGGCAGGGCGTGGCACGTCAAGGCAGGCTAGGTGAGGCATGGCGTGCCAAGGTTTGGCGGCGCCGGGCCAGGTCTGGCAACGCTGGTCTTAAGAGGGGGAGCTTCGGCTCCCCTTCGCATTTCTGAACATCTCGGCCCGCGGTGACGGGCCTTTTTCATGCCCGCAGACAAGGGAGGCCTGAATGAGCGAACTCGCCACGCTTGGCACCCGGTTTGTCACCGAGGGCGCCCAGCTTGTGGTCCAGCAGCTGGATCAATACGCCGCCAAGGCTAAGGACGCCGCTCAGGCCTCAGAGGTTGTCGGTGGGGGCACGCGCCGTCTGTCTGCGTCGATGCAGGACATGGTGGAATCCATCACCCGCGCGGAGCGGGAAATGGCGGACGCGGCCCAGCAAGAACGGCTGCTCGCCCAAGCTTCGGATGCCGCAGCCGCTTCGACGCGAAATCTCGGCACGGCGGCAGGGCAGACTTCGGCGGCGCTCAG